ATTGTCTGGGAGGTCTACGTTTCCTGTGTCTATGTTATCGCTGGATAGCTTGTTGTCTTCAACGAAGTCTGCGCTTGGTGTTACTGGAGTAGCTGTCGTTATTTCCCTAGCGGTGAGAGTTTCCTCTTCTTGCATTGTGTTAGCTGGTAGCTCAACTGCACCAGTTGCCAACTCGACAGGCTCAAACGTCTGGTCTTGGTTGAAGGTTGTTACTTCTAATACAGGGTTACCAGTCTCTAGTACGCCAGTGGAAAAAGTCTCTTCCTCCGACATGCTAATGTCTGGTACTACCACAGAGCCAGTAACAAAGACCTCGCTAGAAAGTATATTGTTCTCTGTGATGTCTGCGCTAGGTGTCTCAGGTGTACCTGTAACTGTGTTACCAGTGGAAAGTGTCTCTTCCTCTGACATTGTTATGTCGTCAACAACTACGTTACCAGTCGTGATAGAGACAGAAGATAGTGTCTGACCTTGATTGAAAGCAGATGTACCGTTAACCGGGCTACCAGTCTCTATAGCACCAGAAGACAGTTTGTTGTCCTCTGTGATGTCTGCCGTACCAAGTATGTGTCCAGAAGAAGTAAGTTCCCCAGTGGAAAATGATTCCTCTTCGTGGAACAGTGCTGCGTCAACTGTTGGGGCGTCAGTGTCAAGAGCTATAGGCTCAAACGTCTGATCTTGGTTGAAGCTAGTATCGTCTACAGAAGGAGAGCCAGAGGTAACAAACAAGCCACCCAAGGTCTCTTCTTCATACATAGTATTGTCTGGAACCGTCACCGCACCAGTGGTAATAGCGACAGCAGTTAGTTCGTATTTCTCGCTGCCAGCCCCTGCAAAAGTATGGGCTGCAAAAGGGCTGGTTCCAAACATCTAATGCTCCTAGTTTTCGTCACCCTCATATCGTGAGGTCCACATAGTAAGGGAATACTTAACCCCAGACTGTAGCTCATCGACGTAGTGTCCATGTGTTACTTGTGCAGGGAACAAAATGCAGCTTCCAACAGGTACATCTAGGTTGGTAAACTTTTGTCGGGGGAAGTATAAGGTAGCACCTTCGTAGTCATCGTTTAGCTTAACACTTCCTGTAACTAGGGAGGCGTCAGTGTGAAACCCAAGTGATGTCTGAGTGTCCATAGCGTAGCGCATAGTGAACGCATCACGCAGTCCCATGTACTGTAAAGGTTGCCAGTGTTTCTCACATATCTTAGCTAACTTGTCTTCCCAGAGCTTCTGATACTCTTTCCAGAGACCTAGCTGCTTGAGCCTGATTTCTTGTGCTGGAAACTTGTCACCAGACATGCTGGACCAAGAACCAAGGTCATTAGACTTCCGTATAAGTTCTTTGCACTCACTCTCCGTAAGAAGCTCAGTAACTAAGATGTCATCTGCTACCTCGTTGTACAACAGCGACAAGACAGGTGCTGACTGTACTGATTCATAGTAGTTGAACTGGTTAGCTAACTGACCAAAAAAGACTTTGGCCTGTTCTCCCCCGTTACCGTGATAGGTACAAGGAGCGCAGATAGGTCCGAGCAACTCATCACCAGACTTAGTGACACTTGGGTCATCGTTCTGGAAGATGTACGCTTCGTGATCTAGTGCAACCTTAAGTGAGGTTGATAGTAACTCAGCTTGACAGTATTGTTGGTCGTCCAACCCTGCGGCTTCCATGTCGTATAGCCAACCTGCCCGTGAGAAGAAATCTCTTAGCGCACCAGCTCGTCCGATGTACTGACCACTGTTAAGATACTTGTAATGCTCCCGTGGGAATTTGCTATCAAACTTGTCTTGTAGCTCTTGCTCAGGGGGCCAGAAGTTGTTCTCTGCACCAAACAAGATGTCTACGTTGAAGCCTAAGAAACGCTCTAGTATCTCATGTGTAGTCTTAACCAAGAATGTGTCATACCCGTCCATAAACAAGACGACATCATCTTCTGGCAAATCTAGCAGGGCTTCCCTTACCATCTTAAGTTTAGGCATACCAGCGTGACCCTCCATAGGATCGTGCCAGTCAGAGCCTTTACCAAGGTTAGTTACCTCAGCTCCAAATCTGTAGGCGGATTGCTCTAATGCCCACATCTTACTCTCGTCTGTGGCGACAGTAAGTAGGTGTAATGTATCGGGTTTCATAACTTCGGTATCCTCAATGGTGCTAGGTCGGGTTGACCGTGGTATTTGAGTAACAACCTCTTTCGGGTAGAAGTAATTACGTTTGTCTTTTAGTTTCTCTGGTATCCATTCATCGACTGGGATAATGCCTTCACTAAAGTCTTGTATAAGCGTGGCGGCAGTGTCAGGCGTAATAGCGTAAGCGTGACAGTTATACCAATAACCAAGACTGTTCCATCTATAACCAAGCCAAGCACTGTCGTACTCCTGTAGCATCCAGTCTACATGACTAGGATTGATTTCGTCAAAGACTGCATCCTCTTCCAGTATGATACCGTTGAGGTTGCTTTCGGCTATCTTCTGCCAGACCCTGTAGTGGCTCACAGAGCATCCAAACTCACCCTTAAGCAGTGGTCGGTCAAGGAGAGGGTCTACCCAGCCTGTACGGGGCTTACAGCCAGTCTCAGAGTACATCTGATCCCAAGTCTTATCTCTAGCATCGTAGGCTGACCCATGAAGTGAGATTTGGTAGACTATCATTCTGGTTTAGTAGGCCATGTGATGTCTGTTGGGAAGCCAGCTTGCTGTGGTACGCCCCTGAGTAAAGACCGATAAGTGGCCCATGCAGATTGATCTACAGGGGCATCAGCTACCTGTGTCCAGTCAGATTGTACCAAAAGTTCGTTACGTTCTGCCCGAGCATATGCAATGGGGTCTACTGTTTCAGGCTCAGGTTCAGCTTCGGGTGTTGGTTTCACCTCGACAGCCCATTCAGAGCCATTCCACCGCGCTAGTTGTTCGTCTGTTATTGAAGGTGGTGCAGTCTCTACGCAACCCGCTGGGATAAGTGTGTTACTTGCATCCATTGGGTCTTGGTCTGCTGTTGTGATGCCTACGAAGACACCATCAATGTCGGTTTGATATACGTTCATATCTGTGTCCCCTTAGTATTTGATACAGGCAAGTAATGCTCTGTTGACCGGGCGTGTCTCAGTACCACCTGTGGATGATGTGTAGAACTGGTTACGAAGATAACCACCACCTGCCCACGCAGAAACACCGCCAGAGCTTGTACTAACTTGACCATATGCGCCTGCGTTTAGATGGTACGACCTTAAGCCTGATATGTGATTGTGGGAGATGACATCATCGCCCTGAGTAGACCCAAAGGTACGACCGGAGTCAATACCACTTCCGTCAGACCAGCCACGCAAGAAATAACCACGAAGGTCAGGCACGTTAAACGAACCACCAGAGCCACCGAATGTGTAGCCGATAGCTGCAAAGAGGGCGGCATAGGTAGAGGTGCTGAGTGATGCACCATTGGCTTTAATGAAGCCTGTAGGGGCTGTACTACCAGCGTGGTAGATTACTGCGCCTGCTGGAGTGCCTGAGATACCTGTCAAGCTAGAACCGTCACCGTGAAAGCTAGGTGCATGGATAGGCTCTGTAGAGGTGATCTGAGAGCTGTTTACCTCTAAGCGTTCTGCACCAGATGTAACAACACGCCACTGGTTTGATGCGTGGAACTGCATGTATGCGTTTGTGTTACCCTCTTGATAGATTGCATTTACACCCAAGATGGCGTTGTTATTCATATCGATGTGATGTGCAGCCATTTGTATGTTGTTATACATGGTCGTGTTGCTGTTATCGACTTGCATGCGTGTTGTAGCGCCCGTTACAACCCTAAAATTGTCGGCGCTATCAAATCCTATGTAGGTGTTTGTGTCGTCGATGTGAATAATAGAACTTCCGAGGTACATATTCTCGATATTGTTTGGTCCGGCGGGTCCTGTAGCTCCCGTAGCACCTGTAGCCCCCGTAGCGCCAGTCGATCCGGTAGCTCCAACCTCACCCTTCTGTCCTTTTTGTCCCTTAGCACCAGTAGCCCCTGTACCGCCATTTGCGCCAGCTTCACCCTTTTGGCCTTTAGCACCAGTTAAACCAGTTCCACCAGTGGCTCCAGTACTACCTGTG